CCCGAAAACCGGAAGCCTTAAAACGGCTGCATGGCACGGTTCGAGAAGACCGGAAAGTTAATCAGCTAGCGGGTGGACGCGAGATGCCGAGGCGTCCGGTAGGGTTGAGTAACCAGGCGACACGTATCTGGAAATCGTTAGGTCCGAAAGTTCACGAGCTTGGGCTCTTGAATGAGGTCGACGGCCCCACTTTTGGCGTGTTTTGTCAGGCTTATGGTGACTGGTTGGAGCTGACACGGTATCTCAACAAGCTCGGAGTACTGAACTGGTATCAAGAAACGGAGTCCGGCTATCGCCAAGTGATCCCGGAAATTGGCGCACGTAACACAGCGTATCAGGTGATGCATAAAATCGGAGCGAGATTCGGGCTCGATCCATCCAGTCGTTCGGGACTCGCTCATCCAGAATCGGCTCCGAACGCGGTAGAGGAATTCTTATTTAGGCCACAGGTTATCGCATGACGCCAGCCACGATGGCTCCTCCTGCTCATAGTCGTGTTGCAGTCAGGGAATACATCGCGGAATTATTGGAAACGGACCGCGCATTGGGTTCGTTGGAGCAGCTCACTCGCGCTCGTATCATCAAGGCGCACGAAGAATGGCCTGCCAAGGGTCATAGATTCGACCTGGAAGCAGGGACGCGCGTCGTAACATTTGTAGAAAATTACTGTCGACACTGGAATGGTGAGTGGGCTGGTACTCCTATGTTGCTTCAAAACTGGCAGAAGCTCATCATCGTTGAAGCCTTCGGGTGGATGAGGGTAGACGGGTATCGCGTCCACCGAACCGTATGGTTGGAGCTGGGCAGGAAGAACGGCAAGAGTGCGTTGGCCTCGGCTCTCGGTGTCTATCTGTTGATCGCTGACGGCGAACCCGGCGCTGAGATTTACTCATCGGCCACGAAGCGGGATCAGGCGCGTATCGTGTTCGACGCTGCAAAAAAGATCGTTTGCCAGAGTCCGGCGTTGGCCGAATATGTGAAAGTGCAACGCTCCAATATGAGTGTGCTCCGGACAGGCTCGAAATTCGAGCCGCTGAGTTCCGAGGGTGACACCCTCGATGGCTTGAGTCCGCACGGCAACATCGTGGACGAGATTCATGCTCATAAAGACAGACGCGTGTGGGATCGGCTCATCACTGCCCAGGCTTCTCGTCGACAGCCTCTAAATCTGCTGATTACGACGGCTGGGCTGTACGACCCAGAACAAATAGGATGGCAATTGCACTCCCACGCTGTCGCGATTCTGAATGAACAAGTCGAAGATGATTCTTGGTTCGTATGGATCAGCGCAGCGGATGAGGGTGATGACCCTTACGCAGAAGAAACATGGGAGAAGGCGAACCCGAATCTAGGCGTAAGTATCTATCCCTCGTTCATCGAGCAGCGAGCGGCCGAGGCATTGAGTCAGCCCAGCTCATTGAATGCTTTTCAACGTTTGCACTTAAATTTATGGACCCAACAGAGCGAGCGATGGATAGATATGACCGACTGGTCGGCTTGTGCTCACGAGGTTGATTTGCAGAAGCTCGAAGGCAGAGACTGTTATATGGGAATCGATTTGTCGAGTAGGCTGGACCTGACGGCGTTGGCTCTATTGTTTCCTCCGTTGGACGACGACCTCTGGCGACTATCGGTGATGTGCTATATACCACGGGAATCGATGAACGAACGCGAGCGGAATGAACATATCCCGTATTCAGCCTGGGAACGTGATGGTTGGATTACCGCTACTGATGGGGACGTGATCGATTATACATGGATCGAGAAAGACATCCTTGATTTGAGTGAGAGATTCAATGTACTGGAAGTCGCTTATGACCCGTATAATTGTTTGCCGACCGCGTTGCGTTGTCGAGACGATATGGGCCTGGAAGTGGTCCCGGTCAGACAGGGCTATTTGAGTTTGAGCCAGCCTACCAAGGAATTTGAACGTCTAGTGGTCAGTGGTAAGTTGGCGCATGGTGGGAATCCTTGTCTGACTTGGCAATCGAACAACGTGACGGTGAGACATGATGCGGCAGGAAATATCAAGCCTGACAAGGGCAAGACTCAGCGCCATAAAATCGACGGCATCGTGGATCATGGTATTATGACGAAGCCAGACGCTAGGGATGTTCACATCTACGCTGGTATGCTGGCTATTTCAATCGGTGTATTGGCGTATGTAGGATGGCCTGGGGCTCTTATTGCTCTAGGCGCGATCAGTTGGTTCATGGGGGTTTATCGAATGGGACGTTTATAAATGTCGATTTTCAGCGTACTTGAGGAACGCCTGTCGCCGGGACCGGGTGATGATTTCTGGTATGAGCCGATAGATAGATTCCGCGACCAAGCCGATGTGACCGCTGCGAGTGCCCTGCGATCGACCCCAGTCTGGGCTGCCGTCAATTTGATAGCGGGCACGATCGGCAGCCTTCCACTCATTCTCTATCGCGAGACGGCGGGTGGTAAAGGTAAAGAAGAAGCGACCGATCTGCCGTTGTATGATCTCCTGCGCTGGCAACCAAACAAATATCAAACGGCGATCGAATTGTTCGAGATGGGACAGGGCCATCTTTGTTTGAGAGGAAACGCGTTTTTCCGGCTTGAAACCAACAGGGCCGATGAGCTGACCGCGATCGTGCCGCTTCATCCAGACAAGATGAAGCTGAAACTCTTGAGCGACGGCGTGATAGAGTACCACTACGATGAAGGCACAGGACGCCCTCGTGTCTTTTCGAGCGAGGAAATTCTCCACGTCAAGGGATTATCGAGCGACGGGTTGATCGGTTATTCACCAATTGCTTTTGGTGCTGGACCCGTGGCACTCGGATTTGCCGCCGAACATTATGGAAGTCGATTCTTTCATAACTCTGCGACTCCTTCGGGTATCCTGTCGCATCCGGGTAAATTGAAACCCGAGTCCAGATCGAACATCAAGAAGTCGTGGCAAGCAGCTCACGGTGCTGGTAAGCAGCACTCGGTTGCGTTGCTTGAGGAAGGCTTGAGTTGGACCGCACTGAGCGTGAGTCCGGAGGAAGCTCAATTCCTGGAAACGAGAAAGTTTCAAGCGGAAGAGGTGGCGAGAATTTTCAACGTCCCACCACACTTGTTGATGTTATTGGATCGCTCAACATTCTCGAACGTAGTAGAAGCGAACAAGTCTTATGGCACGATGTGTATCCGACCCTGGGCCGTGAGATGGGAACAAGCGATTCGCAAGTCTATCCTCGAACGTTTCATCGAAGCGTCCACTTCTGTCGAGTTCGATATGGATGCGTTACTGCGACCGGACACGATGGCACGGGCACAGGCTAATCAGATTCTACTTCAGAATGGAGCCCTCAGTATTGATGAATGGCGAGCCAGGGAAAACCTTAATCCACTCGGTGAGAGAGCTGGTGAGGTTCATTGGATGCCGCTCAATATCGCGCCAGTATCGGTAGCCGAATCTGGACCGGGCGAGGATGAAGCTGCCAGGATGCTCGTCGAAGAACTCAGGAGTTATGACATAGAAGTGGACGACGGGATGTCGTTGCTCATGCTGAGAAGCCTCGCGAACCGTCGCAAGATCGCACAAGCCACGGAACCGTTGCTCAAGCAAGCAGCCCAGCGTGTATTGCGTCGAGAGGTCAAGATCGTTCGGCGCATGATGAAAAAGCATCTGAACGATGGAGCGCGGGAACTCAGAGGCACCGATGGGTTGTTCAATGAACTGGAAGAATTCTATCACGGCGAGTTCACCGAGATCATAGCGGAGATGATGCTTCCGGTGGTGCGAAGTTATGCGCGGCAGATATATACACAGGCAGCTCTAGAGATCGGCTATCCACCAGAATTCACTCCTGAACTCGAAGAGTTCATCGGGGAATATGTGACGACGATGGCGACTCATCATTCCATGAATTCACGCCAGCAGTTGCAAACGATTCTGAGCGAGACGGGTTTCGCCGAGGTGCTCAACGCACTGGAGCTGCGGCTCAGTGAATGGCTGGAAACTCGGGCCAAGAAGATCGGACTGCGACAGATGGCAGAGGGTAACGGAGCGTTCAGTAAATTTGGATATATCGCTGGGGGTATAGTCACGCTTCGCTGGATCACTACTGGCACCGATACGTGTCCGTTCTGTAAGAAGCTCTCTGGTGCGATTGTCGGATCGACCTCAAACTTCGTCAACGCAGGCCAGAGTGTGCAAAGTGATGCGGGGGATTTGGTGCCAAGACGCAACATCGGGCATCCGCCGCTTCACGCTGGCTGCGATTGTTTTATATCTCCGAGTCTATAGGAGCCGGAACTTATGATGGAACACAGAGACTATGATCTGGAAGGGCTGGAGATCCGTGACGTGGACGGCAACCGGATGATTCGGGGCATGGCACTTCCGTTCAACCGGGACAGCGCCGACCTCGGAGGATTCCGTGAACGCATCGATCCCGGTGCTCTCAAGCGAAGCCTGGAATCATCCGATGTCGTGATGCTCTGGCAACACGACGCAGCTCAGCCGATCACGAGACAATCGACCGGACTCAAGCTGGAAATTCGGAAGTCGGGCGTATGGTTCGAGGCTGGTGCCTCGGATTTCACAACGCGACAAAGGGATCTCCTGGAACGTGGCGTCGTGAAATCCATGAGCTTCGGTTTCGTGAGTAATGAAGATTCATGGGAGCAGGAACGCAAACCCGTTCGTCGTACCTTGCTCGACATCGACCTCCGGGAGATCAGTCCCGTGACGTGGCCCGCTTACAACCAGACGAGCGTGGCAATCAGGTCAGCGGCGAAGGCCGGTATCCAGTTGCGCGTAGTTCCCGACAACGTCTCAACGGCGATCGACGAAGACAGACGCACCGAATGGAGTAGACCTCGGCTCGAAGATTTCACCTCGGAACAGTGGGGTGATCTTACTGACGAGCAACGCGACAAGAT